TGCCCGAGTATATCCTTGACAACTCACCAGCCCATGCTATACTGACTATAGATTCTGGAATTCACAATTCATAGTAATGGGCCCTAGATATTTAGCCTGTGCGGTATCTAGGGTTTTCTTGTATAGTTGACATATAAGTAAAAGGTGTTATAATTAAAGCATGGCTAAGAACATGGGTAGACCGAAGATAGAAATAGACTTCGAGAAAGTTGACGCTCTCTGTGCAGTGTTTTGCAACTGTCAAGAGATTGTTTCCGTTCTCAACTCATTCGACATTAACTGCTCTTACGATACGGTAGAAAGACGAGTCAAAGAAAAATTCGGTATGACATTTGCGGAATATGTGGAGCAAAAGCAAATGGCATTTGCAAAGCCGAAACTCCGTAAGGCTCAATTCGATTGTGCTTTGGGTGGTAATGCTACCCTACTCATATGGCTCGGAAAACAGTACCTAGGGCAAGTGGATAAACAAGAACATGAAGTATCCGGCAAAGACGGAGAACCAATCAAGGTAACATGGCAGAAGTAGGGATCCTTCATCAATACAAGCCATTCTTCACTGACCTCTACCGCTACAATGTGGTGTATGGCGGACGGGGTAAGGGTGCTACTTGGTCTATTGCTAGAGGGCTATTGGTGGAAGCAATCGAAAAGCGTCACCGTATCCTATGTACCAGAGAGTTCCAGAACAGTATCAATGAATCTGTGTATTACACCCTTGTTGAACAGATAAGCATGTTGGGACTTGATAAGCTATTCACCATCCAAAAGACTTCCATTACCTCAATAACCGGAAGTGAGTTTATCTTCAAAGGTTTAAGGCACAATATCGACTCCATCAAGAGCATGGAAGGGATAACCAGGGTATGGGTTGCAGAAGCCGACAAGGTGCCACAGTCATCATGGGATAAGTTGATACCCACGATAAGGGCAGAGGGATCAAAATTCTACATAGACTTCAATACCGATACTGAAGACGACCCTGTTTACCGCATGTTCGTGAAGCACAAGAACAAGGACGCTTTTGTGCTGTTCCAAACCTTCTTGGATAACCCTTATTTTCCCGAAGTCCTCCGCAAGGAAATGGAGAACGACAAGGAATACAACTATGACAAATACCTTTGGGTGTGGGAAGGGAAACCTCGCAACTTCTCTGACTCTTGCATCTTCGCAGGGAAGTTCATTGTTGACGACTTCACAACCATTCCAGAACCTCACTACATGCACGGTGCTGACTGGGGATTTGCTCACGATCCAACCGCTGTTATACGATGCTACGCACACGAAGGGTGTTTGTATATTGACGCAGAGGCATATGGCGTAGGGGTGGAGATAGACGACCATCCGGCATTGTTCGACACCATCCCAACCACTCGCTCATGGCCTATCATAGCAGACAGTGCAAGACCGGAGCTTATCAGCTACATGAAGCGTCAAGGCTTTAGAATATCATCAGCCAAGAAGGGCAAGGGTTCCATCAACGCCGGAATAGAGCGGATAAGGAATTTCAAGAAGGTTATCATCCACCCTCGCTGCAAGCATACCATAGAGGAATTCAAGTTGTATTCATACAAGGTAAACTCTACCACAGGGGACATCATGCCGATACCGGAAGACAAGTACAACCATTTAATCGACAGCCTTAGATATAGCCTAGAGCGATATAAAGAGCGTAAACCACAGACCGAAAATATCAACATGGGGGCACTCGGATTATGAGAGCAGATTTAATAGAGAAGAAAGGTAAAATGTATGTGCCCGATGTAGAGGGCTTCGCAATAGAATGTGACCACCTAAGGGAATGGGAATCTTATTACAATGGTGACCCAGCTGAGCTTAGGAAGATTTGGAATCATAGGGAAGCATCTCGGATTAGTCCAAACAACTTTTCTCCATCCGGTTATCCAAGATACATCGTTGACATCATGGCTGGATACATGGGCAGTCCAGAGTCAATCAATTATGTGGGTGAAGGCAAATACAAAGAGCTTATCGATGCGATCAATAAGAAAAATCATGAGAACACCCTCACCTCCAAGCAAATCAAGCAAGCTGGCATATTCGGGAAATCATGCGAGCTGCATTTCATAGAAAAGGACGGGGACAAGGTAATACCAAGGTTCGTTGACGTCTCCCCAATGCAAGTTGAGCCTGTTTATAGCACATCAATATCCAAAGACCTCCTAGCGGTTATCTGGCAACAGGAAAACATGATGCGTGTGTATTACGCAGATAGAACCGATGTGTACACCAAGGTGGAAGGTGTTTGGGAGTTTGACAAGGAAGTGAAGAACGATTATGGCATGGTTCCATGGGTCATTACACAAAACAACTCCACCTCCACCCCGACATGGTTGTGTGTCAAGAACTATGTGGACATCATAGACGCATTGCAGACCAACACCCTCAACGCTCTTGACCGACATGCGAGGGGAACGCTGATAACCTCCCTTGAAAAGACGGACGAGCTTGTGAAGAACCTCTCTGCTCTCAATGCTGTCTTTGGCATGGAGAAGGGAGACCAAGGAAACGGGAAGGACTTCTTTGACTTTGTGGAGCAGAACCTTGACCCAGACCTTCGGGAAGCTATGCTCAATCACTTTATTAACGAGCTTCACAAGATAAGCGGGATTTTCGACTTCACAAAGTTAGACCTAGGGCAAGACCCTTCCGGTACTGCTCTTAAATACCGTATTTATCCGATGGAACTCAAGGCAAGTGAGATAGTAGCATACAGGCAAGAAGGTCTTGAAAGACGCTATGAGCTGATAGACGCTCTCATTGAATCTATGAGCGTCATGGGGGTTAACGCCAAGGTAGAGCCTTTGACCATCAAGATAGAGCGGAACATACCGGACAATGTGAAGGCCATCCTGGAGGAGAACAACCTCATGGCAGGGTATGTAGACAGCCAAACACTGATAGAGCGTATCCCCAACATGGACGCTGAGGAAATCGCGGAACGCAAGAGTGCGGAGGCACCACAGATAGAGCTATGAGCATACAGAGCTTACAGACGCAAGCGCATGAACTCACCGACAAGCGGATAGAGCAACAAGCAAGGGAAATCCTTGCGCTCTACCGCTCTGAGCGTGACTCCATCCTTTCACTGCTCAAGACCACATACGCAGAATATCTGGTAAACACCGATGTATCTGATTATTGGGTGGTCATAAACCAATACAAGCGTCTGGAAAAGCTCAACAAGGAAATGCAAGGTATCTTCTTGGACACCACCCGAAAGGCTTATGCACAAGTAAAACAAGGGCTGACAGAGGTTGTGGAAGAAGGCTATTACCGGAGCAGATATGTAACAGAGTCATTCAGTGGCATTTTAGGAATCAAGGAAACCGCACCCCTTCTCAATCCTCTTGTCACAGAGCTTGCGGTCACGGGGGACCTTGATATTTGGAAGGCTATCAGAAACGAGCGACTCAAAGAGATTGCCCTAGGCATTGTCCCCAAGACAGGCAAGACGCTCAAACAGATACTTGCAGACAACGCAACCGCTGACATTACCAAGATACAGCAGACGGTCAAGCAAGGATTTATCAGTGGTGTGAGTTACAACAAACAAGTGGAGTCTTTGAAACCTATCTTTGCCAACTCCGCCTACAAGACACAAAGAGTAGTAAGAACAGAAGGGAATCGATGTTACAACGCAGGGGTGTATACTGAGTCCAAGACAAGCAATGTATCCAAGAAGAAGCGATGGATTGCTACCCTTGACGACAGGACAAGAGACGAGCATGGGGCGTTGGACGGAACCACGATAGGGATTGACGAATACTTTCGCATTGGTTCGGATCGTGCGTTATATCCTGGCAATTTTACTGAAGCTCGCAACAATATTTCGTGTAGATGCACAACGATTGAAATCATCGAAGGGTTAGAGCCGACAGTGAGAAGGGGTAAAGACCCAGTGACAGGCAAGTCAACAATTATCACGTACAAGAACTATGACGAATGGAAAAAAGAAGTAACCAAGGTTACTTAGATATAGAAGGGAGAAATCCCAAGGGAGCACAAAATGACATTAACAGAACTAGTAGCAAACCATGTATTCTCGAAGTTGACAACGCTCAAGGAAGGGAGTACACTTGAAGACGTAAAGAAAGAACTGGCGGGGTTGGATTCAACACTTTCGGGGCTTTCTGATACGGAGAAGGTGAAGCTGTTCGAAGAGACCGCACCTTTGAAGTCTTACGTGGACGCAAGAATCAACAAGACGCTTGATACAAA